GGGAAAGTGACAAGAAATGTCACGCTGACCCCTTGACAGGAAAAAACAGGACTCAGACTGGGGAAGGCGATGGGACTACTGTCATCGCTGCGCCGCTATTTCATCGGAGGATTCGATGCCTCGATGCTGGTCGATTCGTCGGCCAGTTCGATCGAGGCTATCCCCGGCGTGCAGCGTGCCATCGAGGGCGTCGGCAGCATGCTGGCCAGCGTCAGCATTTGTGCCTATGACAGCGCCGATACTGAGGTCAAGCCTGCTGCCCTGAGCCTGTTTACTGGTCGGGCGACCGAAATGGTCAACGGCTGGGACCTGCGGCGCTGGATGATCACGGAAGCGTTCAGCCAGGGGAACGCCTATGTCTATCTGGCCCGTACCTACAGCGGCGAAGTGGCAGAACTGCTGCCGATCGACCGTGGCCGGATTGCCATCGACTGGTCAGCCGACCCATATCGCTACCTGCTGGACGGTCAGCCGATCGGCAGTAGCGACCTCCTGCATATCAAGTCCGGCTATTCGCGCTGGGCGATGCTGGGCGAAAGCCCCCTAGACAAGTGCGCGATGCAGCTCGAACTGGTCGCCAACCTCGATGCCTGGGCGGCATCGATGGCGAAGACAGGCACGTCGCGTCGGCTCAGTTTCAAGTTCCCAACCCCGATCAGCGAAACGGCGAAGCAGTCCATCCTGGCAAGTTGGAAGGCGAAGCATGCGCGCAGCGGCGGCGCTGGAGAACCCCTGATCATCGACGGTGGCGGCAGCATCGAGGGCGTCAGTGGTACCGATGACCTGGCAGCCCTGACGGCTGCCCGTACCGCGGCGATGGGCGAAATCGCCCGCGCACTGAACGTCCCACTGTCATTCCTGGCGGCCAGCGAAGCAGGCACCCAGATCACCCTCGATGCCCAGCGCGCGCTGGTGGATCAGACGCTGCGCCCCTGGGCGCGGCGGATCGAGGCGGAACTGCAGCAGAAACTGTTCCCCGGCTACCGCATCGAACACGATCTGCAGGAACTGTTGCGTGGGACGATGAGGGACACCGCGAAGGAACTGACGAAGTTGGTGGAGTCGGGAATCCTGACCCCCAACGATGCGCGCTGGTTCATCGGCATGCCCCCGGTGTCGGACCCGATCGCTGACCAGTTGCGCGTCCGGCTGGACACCACTGCCGGACAGGCGGATGCCGATCGCGAAGACGAAGAGAGCGAGTCACCCGATGCAGACTGAGCGACGGTCCTATGCCATTCGTGCGGACGTGACCGGAAACACGGTCAGTGGTCTGGCTATCCCCTACGGCGCAGACAGCGAACCGCTGCCGTTTATCGAGCAGATCCAGCGCGGCGCATTCTCCGCGGATCTGGGCGCGCGGAACGTCAGCCTGCTGGTGGAACACGACGGTGGGCGAGTGCTGGCCGACACTCGATCCAGCACGCTGTCGCTGGAGGAAACCGATGATGGCGTGCGGTTCGCTGCGCGCCTGCCGGATACCCGCGACGGGCAGGACATGCGCGTCCTGCTCCGAGACGGCATCTACCAAAACATGAGTTTCGGCTTTTTGGCCGACGAAGACGAATGGCGCGACGGCAAGCGATTCGTGACCCGCGCGCGCCTGTTCGAAGTGTCCCTAGTTCATAGCCCGGCCTACGCCACGACCGCAGCCAGCGTCCGGAGCTTCGCACAACAGAACGCCCTGGTGGGGCGTTTTCTACGGCTGCGGTTAGGAGAACTGAAGCGATGGACGTCAAGACCCTGACTGAAAAGCGCGCGCAGCTTGTCGCTGACGCCGAGCGTTACGCCACGGAAGCCAGCCCACAGGCTGTGCAGGCATTTGATGCTGTGGAAGAAGAAATCCGCGCCATCGACGGCCAGTTGTCGAGCCTGTCGGTGCGCAGCCGTCTTGACGCCGTCAAGGCCGCTGGATCGAACGTGATTCGTGCTGAGCGCCGCGGCTATCCGGTGCTGAACGACTTCCATAAGCACCTGCAGCGTCGTGATGGCACCCCGTATGAGTTGGACATCCGCACGACGCTGACCGTCGGGACGCCAGCTACCGCTGGAAACTTCACGGTCACCCAGCAAACTGGCGAGTTCATCAAGAACCTCGACTTCAACAACGTGATCCGCCAGAACGCCACGGTTCAGAGCTTCCCAACCAACCTGGACATTCCGGTCATCAATGGGCGAACCACGGTGACCGCCACGGCGGAAAGCGCCGCGTACACCGAATCCAATTTCACTACCACGAAGAAGTCATTCGTTGCCCACAAGGCGACGGCGTACACGGACGTTACGGAAGAGCTCCTGAACGATTCCGTGGTCGATGTCGCTGCGGAAGTGGTCGCAGATCATGCTCGTGCGCACGGCAGGTACCGCGAAGGTAAGTACGCGATTGGTGTCGGTGGATCCACCGAAGAGGACGGCATTTTCATCGAAACCGCCTGGAACTCAACCAACCGCATTTACACCAACGGTCCAGGCACGAGGCCATCATTTGACGACTGCATCTCGCTGTACAGCACGTTGGCACCTGGTTACCTATCGTCGGCTGTGTGGATCATGGCAGCTGGGACCTGGGGTGACCTGCTGAAGACGAAGGCAAGCACCGCAGGCTCATACCTGTATGACGGCATGAACGGCATGATGATTCAGGACGGATCGGTCGGGCAGCTGCTGGGACGCCCTGTGTACATCTCCGAGTTTGCGCCTGTGTTCTCGGGATCTGTGGAACGTGTGATGGTGTTCTTCGGCGATCTTCGTCGCGGCTATCGCATCGTTGACCGTCAGCAGGCTGCGTTCCGTGTCAATCCGTACATCCGCTCCCTGAACGGAGAAGTTCGCTTCGAAAGCGTGTTCCGTTCGGACGGTCACATTCTGGACAACAAGGCTGGCGGCGTGATCATCGCCGGATCGGTCTGATCTGACTCCATTCCGCAGGGCTGGGGGGTCAAACCCCCAGCCCTGTTTTAGGTGACACAATGCCAGCAGCCATCAGCCTAGCCAATTTCAAGGCGCATGCGCGGATCTATCACAGCGCTGATGATTCGTACATCACGTCGATTCTGCTGCCTGCTGCTATCGAGGCGTGGGAGCGCGCTACTGGCGTTTCAGCTCAGATCGCTAATCGCACTGCGAAGTTGAGCGAAGAGGGGGACGTTCCGTTCTATCCCTACCCGCAGCCTGTTACGCCACTAAGTCCGTTCTACACCGAGGATGGCAGCGCCACCCTTGAAGTGCCCGAAATTCATTACGAAGGTCAACGGCAGGTTCTGATTATTCCTGAAGGTGCTGCGCGCCCCGTATCTATCGGCTGGTCCACTGGCGAGTCAACGGAATCAGTTTTGCCAGTGCTTGAACTGGCGACACGGCTCTACGCTGACCGCGGTGACAGCACCAACGCCATCGAGGGCAAGGCAGCACAGATGCTGGTGGCCCTGATGCACGAAAGGCCTGTGGTATGACGCCGCGTGGCATGTTCCGGCACCAGTTTGCCGTGCAGAACTACGCCACCAGCGTCGATTCATACGGGCAGTCCACGAAGACCTGGACTACGGCAGCGACCGTGCTGGGCCATATCGAGGCCGCCGACCCTTCACAGCTCGAAACCGTTGACGTCGCCCGTGGCGAAATTACCTACCGGATCGCCCTGCCCTGGCTGGATTCGGTGACCACGAAGTCCAGACTGCTGCTGCAGGAGACGGGGAAGTCGGATCGAGTGCTGGAGGTGATGGGAGTCAACGATGTCGGCCTGCGGCGCATTGAACTCAATATTGAAGCGCGGGAAATCATCGGATGAACCCAGTACACCAGCGAAACCTGGCTGCCTACTTCGATCGGCAGGTCGGCAAGATGGCCGTGGCTACCGAATTCGGACTGCTGGCGAACGCCGATTCAGACCCTCGATTCATCGAGCAGGTCAAGCGTATGGACTATGTCCTGCGGCACCTGCCCCTGAACGTCGGCAGGAACCTGGCGAAGCGGCTGGGACGCAAGGTGATGAAACCAGCGGCAGCCCTGTATAAGCAGTTGTGGCTGGCTGAGCGCCCGAAGCGGCCCACAAACAAGGTCCGTAAGGACATCGCCCGAGCCATCATCCACAGCGCCGACGTGCGCGCTGGTCTGATCGTCGCCACCACGGGCGTCAAGGTCAACCGTGCGTACCGCGCCAGGCTGGCCGGACCCCTAAACAAGCTGTACTGGAAGACGCAGGAGAAAATGGCTGCAAAGTTCCCTCGATCGCGTTTCGAAAGCGAATTCGCTGACGCCATCGAAGAAACGTTCGCCATCGAATGCCGGAAGAAAGGGATCCGGGTAAGGGGATGACCATCGAGCAGGCGCTATTTGCACGTCTGGACGCCCAGGTGGCTGCTGTCGGGAACCGAATTAGCCCCGAATGGCGACGGGAGGGGACCACCCTGCCAGCGCTGGTGTACAGCGTCGATTCGCGGGAACCAGTCCGATCGTTTTCTGGTTCGGAAGCCCTGCATTCGTTTGCCATCACGGTCACCACGATCGCTGACACAATGAGCAGCGCCCGCAGCGTGGCCGATGCCGTGCGCGCGGCGCTGGACACGAATACTGCATACACGTCAAGCGGCACCAGCGTGAAATGCGGCTACTTGACGAATGAGGACGTAGAACGCATCGAGGACGGTTCGGGGGATGATGACGGACCCCGAGCCATCCAACAGGGGTACACCGTCTGGGCTACCGGAGGATGATATGGCAGCAGTAATCAGCAGCGGGACATCAATCACTTTCGCAGGAAACGCAGTAGGTACGCAGTCCTGTCGAATTACATCAGCGAAAAATGCACTGGACAGCACCCAGCTGAATTCGCTGG